GGACTAAAAAAATAAAAACTCCCCCATCCTCACGGACGAGAGAGCTGATAGATATTTGTATTATGAAAAAGAATAATCACTCACCTATTCTTACAATACAGTCACGAGACTCCTTGTTGTAGATCATCGTGCCTACCTTAGAATACAAGGTCTTTATATTTTGCCAATTATCCTCGCCGTGAGCGGATACGTTAGTAGGGGCATCACCGGTATAAACCTCCTCACCTCCTATATTGACAAAATCATATCCACGTTTCTCCATCGTTCCGCCCTTATATGCCGTGAACCTGATAGTGACATTGCCTTTCTCACGACCACCATACCAGTTACCGTATATACTACACCTGATCTCAAGAGGTAATTTATCGTAATTATCGCCATCCAACAACGGTCCCATCTGAATCAAGGCGGCCTCATTACCTGATTCCATGTTATCACCACCGTGGATAAGATAATCACCTACCCGCTCCTGCGTGGTCTGGTTTTGTTTACTCCAACCAACCAGCTTGCCGTCCACGTCTGGGAGACCAGTGTTGTCGAAACCGGTTGCCGTGTCGAAGTCAATGCCGTCCTCGTCAGCCCAGATATACCTAAGCACAAGGAAATCGAACTCAGGGATGATCACCACCGGAACCGACTCCTGCCTGCACACGAACGTCTTTTCTTCCTTGGTGCTTTCTTTAATCACCTTAAACGTAACTTCCCGTATCTCACCGGTCTCGTTAACATCAGCGGTAACCTTAACCTCAGCGGGACCAGTACCACTTATCTTATCTAAATGCATCCAATCTGCCATATCATCGTATTTTGTTAAACCATTTTAATATACTTATCAAAAGCGTTAGGCCACATCCGCTCATAAGACAACATCCTCCTCCTATTATCCTCAGCCAGTTCCCGATAATCATTCAAGGTAATCATCGACATCTTAAGCTCCTTCATAGCCCTAGCGAACTTACCCGGTTCTTGCTGAGCGTATAATTTGTAAGCGTCACCAGCGCCTTGTATCAAGCCATTAACGGCGGCGTTCTCGAAGATCTTCATCTTGATATACGTCTCGACATAATCCTCAAGATAACCTAACGCCGTTTCAGGTATATACGGGAGACCATCCTCATCCTTAGGGGTAGCCCGATATACGATATAAATAAATCCATCAAAACCGGTATACATTGTATTGCCGGATATAGTTATATCATAATTATCCCAAGCATATTTATCCCGATACTTGTCGGCGGCGCAATCACGTCTCAACCCACGACCTATAGACAGCCTTACGGGGTGATGGTAATGGAAGCGAACCTCGTGAGACCCGATATATATCTTCTCCGTGATTGTCTTCTCAAACTCCTCCTTACAGCACTCCGTGCAGGAGTTCCAACGAAACCCGCGCTCCGTGCGCTCGACCCAGCCGATCTCGTGTTGGAGGTCAGCCTTAGCCTTATCGCCCCCCGGAATCTCACAGACAAGAGGCTCACACCTATAGGCGTCAAGCATGTCGAAGAAATCGGAAGGTAATACCGCCTGTTTGTTGCTGGTCTTGACAACCGCCTCGGACATGATGGCTATAACACCCCCAAACCTTTTTAAAGCGATCTCAGCCCACCTATAAACAGATGAGGTATCTATAGCCCCGCTATCATCGTATTTATGTAAATCGGCCTTGATCTCGGCCAATAAGCCCTTTATCGTCATATTTAAGTCTTTTGCACAAAGATATGTATTTGAATCCGTGATACAAAAAAAATCCAGTCTACCCTCACGGGCTAACTGGATCACAAAAACTTCTACAGTTTGTAAACCCATTTAACTCCAAATACCTTACTCTCCGATTCAACCTCCCGGTACAAGAACTTATATCTCCTACCTGATTCCATAGCCAACCTACACTCCCTGTTCAACGCCGGAGAAATATAGAGATGGAAATACTTGTTCCGAGGCATAAAATCAATACACGTATGGACATAAGAATATCCACCCGTTCCACGTCTGTTAATAGTACCGGTAAGCTTATTCAGATATATCTTACGATTAGGATTTATCTTATGGCACAGATAACCGATGTTGTTTATATAAACCCCACCCTCATTCTCCAGATACTTATCACGTATAACCTTCCATATCAAGGACTGACATTCGAGAATATCATTCTTGTCCACGATCGTATGCTTCCTCCTCTTACCGTTCTTAGACATAATAGACCTGTAGAACCTAAGAAAGTATTGATCAAGTATTTTAAACGACTTAACTTTCATACCGCAAATATAACAATTCTATCCTAATTCGAGTAATATTTAGATGACTTTTGGTGTGAGTGTGATGGAGACAAGGCCGCACTTACCGCCGCGGCACAGGCTGACGCACAGAGACTAGCGCAGGAAAAAGCCAACGCTATGGAATGCGATTGCCCCAAAACGTGGAGCGCTTACGCCAGTGGAAGTTTCAACGGTCAATGTTTAAGTATATCGGTAAGCTACAATAACCCATGTGGAAAATCTAAAACAGCTTCATTCGATGTGTATTATACTAGATCCGAACCGTCAGGAGATGTGGAATATTTCTCCACTACCAAGACCGTTACGATACCGACAGGATCGGGAACAGTATCCGGAGGTAGTGATTGCGTAAGTAACGCCACAAGTATGTATGTCTCTAACCCAAGTCAAGGTGGAGGATGTTAAAAACAAAAGGAGAGGTTGATTAGCCTCTCCTTTTTAGATAAACCTAAGATCTCTTTTCTTAGTATGATTAAGTATCCTACTAATATGCCTTGTACTAAAACCTGTTTTGTCTTTTATCTTATCATAGATATAGTTCTTTAATACGTATGCTGACATCTCTCCAAGATCCTTTATAATCTCATCATACATATCATGTATCTCATTATATTTTATGATTGAGCTATCTCTCATTCCTCTTTCCCCGATACCATCAACAACATCCTCAGCACCAAAGAAATTGATTATAGATCTTATTATGTTCATGCTTATTGAATTTTTTGCGTTTTCTTATTAATATCCATATCCGGATTCTCATCCGTAGGTATCTGTAGTTTGGTTATCGTCTCCCTTAACGTCTCAGATACCACATATTCCAGTAACTTATCAGGGCATATGAAATCATAATCCCATTGAGATATACATGGATCATCTTTTTCCGTTCCACATCCCCCTAGTTCTAACGCCGCTTTCCTGTCAAGGGTTATAAGATCCACGTTTATAGCCTCTATATTTATATCAGGTATATAGATATATCCATCATTGACGTAATAATAGTATTGATCTATATTGCCATATTTACGTTCCTTATTATTAGCGTATTTTCTTAACGATATAGGAGTAAATATAATATCATCCATGATGTTCGATACCTTTATAATAGCCGGTCCTATACGAGTGTATATCATATCGGGCAACCTTTTCTTAGATCTCATAAGAATCCGGCATAACTTGAACTCATCAAAACAACAATCAACCTTCCGGACTCTCTCCATCTCCAGACAATTGATATGGGTGTATAACGATTCCTCGCCGAACAAAGTACCGTCAGCGTATTTCTGGGCTATATAAGACCTTGCTTTTTGTCTGCCTATGGATAATATCCACCTCCTACTGACATGAGCGTCCTTGTTAATGGAGTTCATGTCATTCATGATCCTAGATACAAACTCTGAATTTTTCATGTAGCGAAATATTAAGGAGGGGATATACCCCTCCGGTTATTACTTTTTCTTCTTAACCTTGCCTCCACATTTCATTTGAGGTTTCTTTTTCTCGGAGACTTTGCCTCCTTCTGCCATCTTCTTTTTCTTAGTACATGTCATAGTCTTACTTTTTTTAATGTTAGTGATACAATATTAGTCATTTCTATCGAAAATAGAATAAACGAGGTTGATGAAACTACCAACTTACCGCCGCGGCACAGGCTGACGCACAGAGACTAGCGCAGGAAAAAGCCAACGCTATGGAATGCGATTGCCCACAGACGTGCAATATGAACGTGTGGGTAACCATAGATGAAAGGTATTCCTCTCCTCCTGGAGCCAAGTTCACCCTTCATTGGAGCGGTGGTGACGCTTGCGCCAACTACAGCCAAGGTGGAACGGTCAAGCTATATTGTTCCGATGTCTCTGATTATTATTCGACTCATACCACTATATCGGGCAAGTCGGGAAGTTGGTCTAGTACCGGTTTCTTTAGCTCAGGATGTGATCCTAGTAATATATCAGGATCTTGGAATCCAGATTAATAAATAAAAAAAAGGAGAGGCTTATTTTAGCCCCTCCTTTTTATCATATATCAAGATCTTAACAATTACCAGATCTTCCTCCAGAAACACTTATAGATCCACATTGTACTCCTCTATCAAAACCTATAACGCCAGATTTTGATCCAGACCCAGTAGGTATACTTACGGTAGTACTTCCAGCCGTAACGGTTTGCCCATAATTATCCCTACCAGTAACAGTTACAGTTATTGATTTAGACGATCCACATTGATTATTGTAAGACACTTCATAGGAGCACCTTAATATAGATGTAAAACCAGACAGACCATTACAAGGATCACCGCTCAGCATAGCGTTGGCGTTCCATGTTTTGGGGCAATCACACTCCATCGCATTGGCTTTTTCCTGCGCCAATGCGTTAGCTGAAGCCTGTGCAGCGGCGGTAAGTGCGGCCTTGTCTCCATCACACTCACACCAAGCGCCATTGTTTCCGCCAGAAACCCAGTAAGCGGAAGCCTTCGGAGCCGTACATCCTGACGGACAACCTTGCTTGGTAGCGGTAGCCTCTACATAATCATTACATACCATTTGAGGACATACCATGGCATTCACGAGAGCCTGATAACCAGCCTTAGCGTTAGAATAAGCATCATAAGCGGCTCTAGAGGCAGCCTGCGTCGTGCTCCTGCAATATTCTCCGGCGGGAACGACCTTGATAGAGCTGTCAGGAACGCATATGTCACCACAACTGCCCGTACATCCCTTACATACCTCACCGGTGTATATCGTATAGTCATACGGGTTACAGCAATGCTCGCCACCATTCTGCCAATATCCCGTAGGATCGCACTCGCTAGAATAATGCTCCTCGCTATTATCATTATTACACCTGCTATTATCCATATGGTATGTATTATCACATCCGCATCCACAAGACCTTGAATCGGACTCAACCAACTCATCTTGATCTGAGGCTGAAGAACAAGGATTGGTCTGATTCCTACTCCTACGATAATCGCATCCACTACAATAATAACTCCAATCATCATAAGATGGGGTATCATCGTCATCGGCACAATCACCATTCTTGTTAGCGTAAGCTTGAGCGGCGGTCTTAGTCGCCGTATCATTCTTGAAAGCGTTTTGAACCTTGCTGTCGGCATCCGCCTGAGATACAGTAGATGTCAATGCTGATAATCCTAAAGCACTATAAGGAACGGATAGAGCGACACCATGTTTACATGTACCGCAATTATTCCTATAGAAAGTAGCACTTCCAGTACCGGTCCATACGCAAGTTCCATGTTGGTTAGCATAATCCTGTCCTTTCCGATCTAAGATCTGTTCTGCCTTGCTCCTGGCATCAGCCAAAGAAACTTTGCTGGTGATAGGCGTACCGCCGTTGGCTTGCGTAGAGGTCACCGTTATTCTCTGACCAACCCCGCTTCCAGCGCAATTGTTCTTATAGAAGTCACGGCTTGCCACGTAAGTCCAAGTACATCCACCGTTCTTATTGGCGTAGTTCTGTCCATCGGCTCCACGAACAGCATTCTCGGCCTTCTTATTAGCGTCAGCCAAAGATATGTTGGAAGTGTACGGATGCCCTGGCAGCCTATCGCTACTTACGGATACCATGTCTCCCACGCCGCCATCAGCGCAATTGTTCTTCCTAACCTGTCCGGTATAGCTTCCCGTCCAAGTACAAGTACCCCTCGAGTTAGCCACGCTCTGTCCTTGAGAAGTTACTGCCGCCAATGCCTTAGCGTTAGCGTCAGCCTGTGACACACATGACTTAAACTTACCACCTGAAGTAGGATTAGGATCGGTGACATCATTCTGAGTTACGGTAACAGAACTACCCACACCTCCGTCAGCGCATTGACGGGTAAAGGCCTTGGATGCCGTACCAAACCAGAAGCATGTATTACTACCACCAGATATATACCGCTCTTGATTCTCAGGATCAGTATAGCAGGTATTGGTATTACGTTGATGTAATTTAGAGATACAATCCTTACATACGGTCTCGATAGTCTCCCATACCGGTTGCTCAGTCTTAGTATGGCACGTGTCATCATAATTCTTGTTAACAAATGCCTGACCCGTCCTATCAATGTAGGCCTTAGCCAAAGCGTCAGCCTCCTCTTGTGAACGGGTAGAGGTGAAGAGCTGTCCCATAAGATCCGGGGTTACGGTAATAGGATCAGCATACTGGCAAGTAGGACACTTAGGAGTGAACTCCTTACTATAATTACCGACATATATCTTCAACTCATCACAAGTACCACGATCGTTAGCTATAGCCTGACCTTGTGCCTTGACAGCGGCCTTAGCAAGCTCGTCAGCGGCGTATTGACTCTCGTATGAGTAGAATGGACCTCCGGTTACATCAGCCTCAGTAACGGTAACTGAAGACGGAATCAATCCTCCCGGACAGTTATCCTTCTCGAATGCCTCACTATAATGACCGGTATATTTAGGAGCCTCATGGCAAGTACCACGCTCATCGGCGATCTTCTGACCTTGATTCATTACAGCGGCCATAGCCACTAAATTAGCCTCATCTTGAGATACACAAGACTGGAACGGATGACCATCTACCATGTCTTGGGTTACGGTGAACGGATCTCCTACCTGATTAGCTCCGCAATTGCTCTTCGTGAACTCGAAGCTAGCCTTACCGGTATACATAGTAGCGTTAGAGCAGGTACCCTTGGTATTAGCCAAAGCCTGTCCTTGAGCTTGTACAGCGGTCATAGCCATAGCGTCAGCGGCGGTCTGTGAGTCGTTGGACTGGAATGGGTGTCCTTCTACCATATCTTGAGTGATCGTCACCTTAGATCCGATCTTGCACTCACCACAGTTGTTTCTCGTGAACTCCAAGGAAGCACGGCCGGTATACGTACAAAGGGCGTGGATATTGGCAAGAGCCTGTCCTTGGGCGTCAACGGCAGCCTTAGCCTTGCTGTTGGCATCCTCTTGAGACACGGTGGAAGTAAATGGATAACCATCAACCATCCTATCGTTTACCGTATAAGTTCCACCAGTACCAGTACCACAATTGTTACGGGTAAACGTACGTGTATAAGTACCGGTATATACAGGAACTTTCTCACACTTACCTTTCACGTTAGCCACGTCCTGACCTTGAGCCTCAACAGCGGCCTTAGCCTTGTTATTAGCGTCCTCCTGAGACACGGTAGACCTAAAGTCTCCTGTCACCATAGTCTCGTCTACAACAACCTTAGTACCGTACTGGGTCTCATCGCAATTATTACGGGTAAATTCCTTACTGTATTTACCATGATATACGACCTTCTCCTTACATTCACCTTCAAGGTTAGCTTGTTGTTGGGCGTTAGCCTCAAGATCGGCCTTAGCCTTATTGTCAGCATCCTCCTGAGAGATAATAGAGAAGTACTTACCAGCGGCTACAACATAAGTATAAGGTTGACCGATATGGAACTCATCACAATTATTTCTCGTGACTGTCTTCTCCATCCTAACGTTATAGTAGGCGTTAGTCTGACAATCGCCACGCTCATTGGTGATAGCCTGACCTTGCGCCTCAACAGCGTCCTGCGCCAGCTTATTGGCGGCATCCTGTGATACTGTAGAAGTGAACGGATAGCCGGTACACATCTTCTCATCCACGGTAAAGTCAACAGGCGTAGAACCTTCAGGACAATTAGTTCTCTGGAATACCTTAGAATACGATCCGGTAAATACCGGTATCTTCTCACAATTACCCTTGATATTAGCTATATCCTGACCCTGAGCCTCTACAGCGGCTTGGGCTAACTTATTAGCCTCCTCCTGAGAGACGATAGACCTGAAGTCGCCTTCTACCATAGTCTCGTTAACAACAACCTCCGTTCCGTATTGAGTGGAGTCGCAATTGTTACGGGTAAAGGTCTTGCTAAACTTACCATAATAGATATTCTCCTTAGGCTTACACTCACCTTCCAGATTAGCTTGTTGTTGACCATTCTTTTCAATATCCTCAAGAGCCTTCCTGTCGGCGTCCTCTTGAGAGATAGAAGACACGTACTTACCCTCAGGAACGATGTAAACATATTCCTGACCGTCACTAAACTTATCACAATTGTTACGGATAAAGGTTTTCCTTTGCTCCTCGTTATACCAGATGTCAATTATACACTCACCATGCTCATTAGCGTACTTCTGTCCGTTAAGAGCTATATCCTCCATAGCCTTAGCGTCAGCGTCCTCCTGTGAGATAAACGACTTGTACGTCCGTTCCTCAACCACATACAAGACAACCGAACCGTGCTGGTTGGCTAGACAGTCATCCTTGGTAAACGGCTGAACCATCTTGATATTATAATAAACGGGCTTGGCATCTTGGGCTATCATATACTCCTTAACAACACTACCGTCCTTTGACGTTATACGGAACTTAGCCGTACAGATCTGACCGGTGTAATTAGCCTTGTATACGATGTTAAGCTTATTATCGCCTACCCCATGGCTCTTGTCGTTAATGGCAAAGCAATTACCCTCAACGCAATTCTTATCTACTTCCCTTGCCATGTCAATCCTCCTCTATTCTCCATAAAACATTATCTCCGGCCTCTACCCTCACGATCTGGGTATCACCATCCTTATTAAGCGTCAACCTTTGCGGATCCACGTTAAAGGGTGGTTCCGGCTCCTCGCTGCCATCGCCACAAGTGCAACATACCAGTTCAATATCATACTCGGTATTGGACTTGATATCGATAACGACCTGACCGTTCTCACTAGTCACGTTATCAAAGTCATGATCAAGTATAATATAAGGTATATCATTAGGCTGTTGATTGATATTAACAACCTTGCCATTCAAGACAAACATCTCATGATGCTCCTCGTTATCCATGTTCTTAGGCATGGCTATAACGAAGCTAGCGTCATACAGGTCAGTGGCTCCCGGATCCTCAGGATCGGCGTACACCACGTATCTGCTATCCTCGTCAGGTATCTTAACGGATAGCCCGTTGACGTTCATAGACACCATATAGCATTTACTTACCGAACCACCAAGAGTAAGGCAGGAGGCCTTGACCGAGGCGGAGTTAAGCTTGGCGTTGATGACCGCCGTCCCGCCCTCCATGTCAAACATGATATTGGCCGGATCCACGCTCACCCGCTCCATACCCTTCTGGGTTATGGTAGCGAGTTTCGTTACCTTGCCTTTCTCGACCGCTACGTAAGTCTCCCTAGGCAACCTACCCATCCATCCCGGCTCTACCTTGATCGCCACCTTGTCGGGACCGGTACCGGAAATCTTGTCGTAGGACACCCATGAGGAGCCTTGCTCGATCTTAGCAAGAATATCTTTTAAATTATTCATATCATTCCGCTTGAGTTATAGTCCATTTATCACTCTTGCCTACGATAATCTCCAGAATCTGCTCACCGCCCTCAGGAGGATACTCGAAGTTAGTAGGCTTAATCTCAAACACGCTGGCGCCACCACAACCAAGATCGCAGATCATGTCCGGCAACCATCCCTCCTCGAAAAAACGCTCTATAAGCTCCCTGACGGCCTCTGAAAAAGAATCAAGCTCCAACCTGTCTGCTGGGACAGACCCTTTCTTAAGTGTCTCACCACATACCCAACCGTCACACTCGGAAGCCAAGACCGTATCATACACTCTCTTAGCCATAGCATGAAGTATTTAAAATATTACTATTCAATGTAGTATATACGATATTAACATCAGCGAACTCATCGCCCATGCAATACCTTTTCTTGAACTTAATGGATCTACCAGAAACGACATACCCGTCGTTAGGTACGATAGTACCGCAGTAGGTCACGCTAAGAACATTCAGAGGCTCGTATCTTAACCTTACGGCCTGCACTCCCTTAAACGAATCCCTTTGGATGGACGCCGTTGCTCCAGATACGGCAACCAGCTTCCTTACCAGAGACTCGATTACGCTATTCATGCCATCTCCGTTCCTGATATCTGCCTCAGGAAAAGACTGACCATCATATATGATCTGGGAACTGTAGATACTACATTCATTCCCCGGTCTATATTCCGGCTTACATGGATTACAGTTATTCCTCATATCAAATCAATTTATTAATCATTCTCCTTAATTCAAGTATCTCAGCATCCCTGTCCCGTATAGCCTTTATCATAGCGTTAAGGACATCAGACATATCGCAGCTGGGAGATAATCCCAATGACTCCACACGTACCTTGTCTCCTGGATAAACACAGTCGGTGCTCATGTACGTAGAGCACGGTACTTTCGTATCGTCTACAGTAGGCCTGTATTGTTTCTTGTTACAACCATTCATTGTTACCATACCTCCTCTTCAGTTCCGCTATCGCCACCGCCATTACCGGCGTTGACAAGCTCGTTTATAATCTTCTTCAAATCCAGAACCTCGCGATGGTATAAATCTATCTGCTTATCCCTAGACGCTATAATACGCCTCAATGAGTCTACAACGACAGAGATATCAGTGCCTTTCTCTATACCGTCCACCACCAACTCATCACCTGAGTATAAGACGCATTTATCATATAAAACTATAGGACATCCATAGCCAACACAAGGCTCGTCCTGACAATCCCTATCGCAAGGATCACAAGGATCCTCAGGGCATTTGTTAAGAAACCTATCTATCTTAACGCCATGACAACACTCTTCGGGACGTTCCCGTGAATGATCATGACAACAACCACCTGTATTACACATATTAATAATATTAATGTTTTTAGCAAAGATACTTATTTGGTTTGGAAACAAGACAACATACGTTATTAAACAATATAAGGGATACGTCATTCGCATCCCCTATACCCATAAACCATAACAACAAGATAAGATCAGGACTTCAATTTAAGAACAGGATTACCCCATCTGTCTTTCCACTGCCTTCCCAAATCGTTTATAACGCCATCATAGTCTTTTATATATCCAGCCTTAATAGCATAAGATATATTTCTTTCTATTGATACTATCATATCCAACTCCTCGAAGGAAGCCCTATTTCTTATCCCTTCCTCATGTACGCCAAAAACAACAAAATTTATACCCTTAGCAATTCTTGATAGCGATTCCTTTAAATTGCTCTTATCGCTTATAAGCGAAGATACACTGCTGCACATCTCTATATAAGCGTCACCAGCTGCATTTCTTACCCCTACGATATTATCAACAAACCACATTACGACATCGGCGCAAACCTCAGGACTCATTTCCATAGCCACCACAAGGAAAAGGTATGGGTTCATATACCACATCTGTCCATCCCCCTTTCCCTTTCTGCACGCCAATCCCATTTTGTTTAAATCACTAAGATTTAGGATCTTGTTTTGTAGGCTGATATTTATCCGCTTACATAAATCCCTGTTTTCCAGTCTACTAATTATTTCCCTACATTTCTCCTGAAAGCCATCATACTTAATAATATCATTAAGCTTCTTAGGGGATAAACCCTTTTTAAGCCTATCATCAGACAAGACCTTCATAGCTAAAGTGATGTTAACAAAACCATTATCACTGAGCGCAGGTATAACAACGCCCATCAATCTCCTATCAGAAGATTTGATTTCAACCCGACTTTTCATAACTTTGAACAATATTTTAAATTAAACATAATACCTATCGGTTCGAGATGAATAGATAGGTATGCAAATATAAAACATATTCAACATACAAACAACTGTATTGCAGTATATAAACTTATCACCATTGATATATATACAAAAAAAATGGAGGAGATATACAATCCCCTCCAAACACTAAATCAACTATTATGGAAAACTAAACGCGCATCATCACCAATAACATTGATCCTCTTGATCAATATTCTCAATCCATTTCTCGCACTCAAGATTAAGATCAGCGTACTCCTGCCCCTCTACCATCAAAACCTCACGAGCTTTGGCGTTGGCATCCTCTACTGATATCCATGACCTAAACCTGTTGGCTTTGATAGAATAATATACCCTACCTGATTTATATCCAAACGGACATACCTTTTCAAACCAATCACCGATCTTCGTATTATAGAATACAGGTGAACAACTACCCTCGGCGTTAGCCTTCTCCTGACCTTCTTTCATGAACTTCCTATAAGCTAACGTATCAGCATCAATCTGGGATATATCGGATATGACGGCTCCGGCTGGCAATTCATACACAATACCTTCTTTGCCTGATGTCCCGGTCTCACAATCGTTCTTGTAAAACAAGCCACGAAGAGGCTGTGAGGCCCAGTCCTCGCAGCAAGCCCCAACGGCGTTGGCCTCCCCCTGCCCGATCCTTCCAAGCTCAACCATCGCCTTATCATTGGCGTCTTTCTTGGATACGTATGACACAAACCTACCTTTCTCTACACATATCTGTTCCTTGGATCCCTTACCGCTTACGCAATTGTTCTTGATAAACTCATCGCATACCTGATCATTATACCATACAGCCGGTATTATGTCGGCATATGTGTTGGCGTAGTCCTGACCGTTGGCTTTAATATCATCCTCAGCCTTGCTGTCAGCCTCCTCCTGCGTATCGCCAAAATAGACGTTGGCCGGGACCCGGTAGTCAACAGAGCCACCCGCATATCCGGCAGGCAGGTTGTTTCTGGTGAACGTCCGTACTATTTCTTTATTGCCGTATATCATCGTAATTAACTTTGACACAAATATACGATTAAAATCCAAATCACAAAGGAAGAGCCTTTTTGCTTCTCAAAACCTTATACAGATAATCCCTTAACTGTTCTTCGGTAGTTATATATCCAAACTCAATCATCTTGGCTATATCAATCTCCAGCTCCATCAACTCCTTAGCCTTAGCCTCTTCGCCTACGGAATTTCTTATCATGCTTTGATGCAATCCGTATATGATGATATTTACAGATCTCGCCAGATCTTGAATCTTATCCCTTAATCTTGAAGGCTCAATTATCCTAGACAAGGCGGAAGACATTCTCTTATAAGCATCACCAGCCTTATCCCTATAATCTATAAGTTGGTCATGAACGAATCTGATAACCTGAACCTCAAACTTAGGGTTTATCCACATAGCAAACTTGATAAATAAATAAGGATGCATCCACGCCTTACCAATAGTTTTAGATCCATCTCTCAACGTCTTTGATTTTATAATCTTAAATACCTGTGTATCTGGTAACTGCATTTTTGCCCCATGGCTTAAATCACTTATTAAAGCGTCTATAAACTCCTTTGTTTTAGGACTCTCTAAAAATCTCTTTAAATTTCTTTCCGGATTACCCTCTACAGCATTCCACTGTCTCAACAATTCGTTAGCATCAAAATAACCATCACTAGTTCTTTGAAAAACGTTAAAATCGCCCATCTTTCTTGTTAAAACATTTACTGTCTTCATTTTTTAGTCTAATTTTGAGATTAATAATTAATTACTTTATGTCCGCTCCCTCGTGA